GAAAAATCTGCTATAGTGGTTGAAATAGTTGACTACCCCCAAAGAGCCACCTGCCGTATATGGTTAGCAGGCGGTGATATGGAAGAGCTTATAGAGGCTGAGAAGAAAATTTGCGATTGGGCTAGAGGGCTTGGTTGTGATTCAATGGAAATAATCGGGCGCAAGGGCTGGGAAAGACAGCTAAGAGAATATAAGCCTACAGCAATCGTACTGGTAAAGGATTTGTAAAATGAGTAAAGGCGGCGGCTCAACAAGGACAATAACATCAGCAATCGGTGCGACTCCATACGCCCAGCCATATTTGAAATATGGTATGCGAGAGGCGAAAAAATTATACGAGTCTGCATCACCTCAATATTACCCCGGAAGCACTGTGGTTGGCTTTAGCCCTGAAACGCAGATGGCCTTATCTGGCTATCGTTCAGCCGCACTTGCTGGCTCTCCATTGATACCAGCAACGCAACAGGCTGTTATGCAGAACCTCACAGGCACTAATCCGCTATTCCAGCAGGCTTTACAGCCTACCATTCAGCAGGCCATGCAGGGCGCTCAAAGCGCTGGCAGATACGGCTCAGGATACGCTCAGAAGGCCATCGCGGAGTCTGTAGCTCCTCTGGTATATCAGGCACAGCAGGCGGCTATCCAGCAAGCTCCAGCGGCTAGAGAGTTCGGCTTTGCTGACTTGCAGACATTGGCTAATGTGGGTGCGGCTCGTGAAGCTCAGGAGCAAGCAGGACTAGCGGCAGATATTGAGCGCTTCCAGTTTGAGCAAGCACGTCCTGCACAGAAGTTGCTGGACTATCTGGCAATGATACAAGGCGGTTCTGGAGCTTTGGGCAGTCAAACAATCACCCCGCAGTTCCGTAATCCAGCGGCAGGTTTCTTAGGTGGCGCCCTGTCTGGCGCACAGTTAGGCGCGGGTATTCCCGCCTTGGGTGCAGGCGGTGGTGCTGGCTTGGGTGCTTTATTAGGCTTATTAGGAGCGTAGAATGGCAATACCTACACGATTTGGCATGGGGCAAGGGGCGGCAGGCACAGCACTGTTTAACCAACTCTTGCAGGGCAGTATGGGCGCAGGCGCTCGACCTACCGCAGGCATCACAGGTGGCCTGACCACTGCTCGCAGAGGCACTCCCATCCCGATAATACGGAAGCGTCCGCCTGAGCCTCAGATTGGCTTGCGTGGCATCAGGGACATATCAGCCTTGCCAGCAGGCGGAGGCATGACCAGACTACAGCGTGACCTAGCCGCAAAGATGGGTTTAGGCGCACCGAGGCCAACTCCTAAAACAGCGATAGCTGGTATATTGCCAGCGGCAGGCACACCAGAGGCCGCAGGTTTGGGCGCGGCTGGTGCTAGGATGTTGCAGTTGTCTGGTTACAGCGACAGGCCAATATCCACAAGCCAGATACTTGGAGAAGCCGCGCAGTCTTATATGAAAGAGGCGAAAGAGGCTCGTGCCGCGCAGGCCGCCACAGAATTAGCCAAGCAACAGCGTGAAACTGACATTGCCCTAAAAATGATGGAGATACGGGCGCAACAAGCGGCAACAGAAAGAGACATTTCTGGCAAAGAATTTACACAAGAAAAAGACTTGCGGAAAGAGTTCACAGCCCAGTCGAAGGATTTTACTGAGGCCAAGCTGGGTTTTGAGAAGGTGCAAAATGCGGCTATGTCTAAAACGCCTAGCGGCGCAACGGATATCGCTCTAGTATTTGGCTACATGAAAGTGCTAGACCCGAACTCAGTTGTTCGTGAGGGTGAGTTTGCCACAGCCGCAAATGCTGGCGGTGTTGGTGAAACAATCCGAAATTATTACAACAAGCTCCTTGAGGGTACTTTGTTGACCGATAAGGTTCGCAGACAGTTTGTTAGCTCCGCAAGGACACAGTTCCAGCCATACTTGCAACAGCAAGAGGCGCGGGAGATTGAGTTCACCGAATTGTCAGACGCTTACAGCCTAGACCCGACAAAGGTTGTTAGAAGCAAGCTACCAAAAGAAGGCAGTCTTGCTAGACCGTTCATAGTGTCCACTCAAGAAGAGGCAGATGCGTTGCCCAAAGGCTCTTATGCAATGCTTAATGGCAGATTGGGGAGAAACAACTAATGGGATTTGAGTTTATAGACGCGCCAGAAATGGCGGAAGATGCACCGTCCACTGAAATGTCTAACACAGACTTAGCAATCAACCTTGCCAGAGCAATCGGGCAGGGTCTTACATTTGGCTTTGCTGATGAGGCAGAGGGTTTTGCCCGTAGCGTTCTCGGCGATGAAAGCTACAAAGAGGCACGGGATTCTGCACGGGCTGGCCTTGAGCAATTCCGAGAGGAGATGCCCCTTGCGGCGTATGGCTCAGAAATAGTTGCGTCCATTCCGTCAGCCGTTGTTGGCGGTGCTGGTTTAACCGCCGCCCGTCTTGCTGGTAAAATACCGCAAGCCGCCGCATTGGGTGCGGCATACGGCTCCGGCACTGCTGAGGAAATCTCTGACGTTCCTGTATCTGCTGGATTAGGCGCGGCTACTGGCGCTGGTTTACAGAAGGTTGCTCCGAGGGTAACTCAGGAGGCTCAAGAGCTTCTGCGGCGCGGGGTGCCAGTAACTATTGGACAGATGTTTGGCGGTGGCGCGAAGCGGTTAGAAGAGGCCGCAACTTCCGTGCCATTCATGGGCGATGTGATTAAGAGCGCCCAGCGCAGAGCTATGGAGCGTTTTGGTGCGGCGGCGTTCAATGAGGCGCTTGAGCCTATTGGCAAGAAGATACCGAAGAACCTGACAGGCCGTGAGGCTTATGAGGCGGCTGAGGCACAGATATCTAAAGCCTATGATGATGTTATTAAGGATATTGACCTACCTGCCGGACAAACCTTTGTGCAGAATGTTTCCGGCGTTGTTGCAAAGTTTGCTGATGACCTGCCGAAGAAAGAGGCTGACCAGCTAACAAAAACAATCAACAGAGAAATAACCAGAAGAATCAAGAGTGGCAGGCTTTCTAAGCAGGACTTCAAGGATTCTCAGTCTGCTATCAGGGGTCAGGCTTACACATTTAGCACTAGCACAGACGCTTATCAGAAACAGCTTGGCGATGCCTTGAATGACGTTGCTGGCGAATTGTTTGAGGTTTTGGCTAAGGAAGCCCCAGACTTGGCAACTCAGCTAAAGAAGGTGGACACCGCATACAGTCGCTTTGTGCCTCTACAAAAGGCTACAGCGAAGGCTGATGAGGGCATCTTTACTCCGGCTAAGTTGCGGCAAGAAATAAGAGCAGGTGGGCGCAGAACTCCAGCGGCTATGGCTAGGGGCGAACTGCCAATGCAACAGCTTGCAGAAACAGGTCAGGAAGTATTAGGCGCTCGTTTGCCGGAATCCGGCTCTGCTGTTCGTGGCTTGGTTGGTGTGGGCGCACTTGGCGGTATGGGCGCTGGTGCAGGTATGCCTCTCGAAACCATGGCTCTTGGCGGCCTTGCCGGAGGTCTTTACACCCCTCTTGTTCAGGCTTTGCTGAGGTCAGGTATTCCAGCCGCCGCAGGTTTGGCAAGAACCCCAGCCGCCGCAGGTTTACTATCGCAGGCGTTGCCCTCACCGATATCACCAGCCGAGGCAGGCACAGTCCCAGTTCAGGAGATATACACTAACCCACGGGGGCTAAAATATGCTATAACAGAGCAGGGCGCGACCCTGCTAGGAGAATAACATGGCAAAGACAAAACTCATCGAGTACGATACTAATTCGGGGAACAATACCGACATTGATTCAATCGCGCTTGGCGAAGGAATTATGGCACCGTCCGATGTCAACAATGCTATTCGCGAGTTGATGGCGCACCTCAAAGATTTTGCAGATGGCACTCACGCTGTGAACGCTATCGGCGTGGATAATCTTAATTTCGATGGCAACACCATTTCCAGCACAGACACGAATGGCAACATTGTCCTTGACCCGAATGGCACTGGCATTGTTTCTGTTGTTAGCGGGTTGACCCCAACTGGTGCGCTTACGCCCACTGGCGGCATTACAAACCTAATTCGCACACAGGTATTTACAGCCTCTGGCACATACACTCCAGCTACAAACGCGACAAAAGCTATTGTTCATGTCGTTGGTGCTGGCGGTGGCGGCGGTGGCACAGAAGGCACAGTGTCAGGCGAAGCGGCGGCCGCTGGCGGAGGGGGCGCGGGGGGCGTAATTGTCTCAGATGTAATTGACGTTTCTGGTGGTTCTTATACATCCACGATTACTGTCGGGGCGGCTGGCGTAGGCGCAAATAATACTGATGGGACTGATGGCGGTAATACAAGTTATGCCGATGGAACAATCACGCTTACTGCTGGCGGTGGGAGTGGCGGTTCAAAACAAAATTCAACGAACATTCACAGTAATTCGTCCGGTGGTACCGGCGGCGGTGTGGCAGCAGCCACTGGTCACACGCCCATTTTAGGAACAAGAGGAATAAACGGAGGCACTGGCCTTACTTTTGCTGATGCTGATATTTCGAATATGGTGATAAGTGGTGATGGTGGAAGTATTCACCCATACGGAGGGGGTGGCGCTAGTCGGAAAAAGACTACTTCAGGGACTTCTAATGGGGCGAACGGACAGGGCTTTGGCGGTGGCGGTTCTGGTTCAATTTCCCACAGCAACAACAACGACAAGGCTGGCGGGGACGGAACTGCTGGCGTAGTAATTGTTTTTGAATATCTATAATAGGACTTTATGATGGCTGACAAATATGCAAAAATAGAGAATGGCACTGTAACCAATATTGTTCTTGCAGATGCTGATTTTGCGGCATCTCAAGAGCTGGTCTTGGCAACTGCTGATGCGGAGATTGGCGGCACTTATGATGGTTCTGCATTTACACGCAAGCCTATTGTGGACAATCGCACTGATGTTGAAAAAGCTGAAGAAATTAGAGCCAAGCGCCAAAGCCTGATAAAAGGCGCTGATTGGACACAGATGCCAGACAGCCCGCTATCTGACGCTGACAAAGCAGTTTGGCAAACATATCGCCAAGCCTTGCGTGATGTACCATCGCAAGATGGGTTCCCTGACAGTGTGGCTTGGCCTACTAAGCCAAATAATGCAGGCTAGTTAGATGGGCTTGGATGCGATGATGTTCTGGAACATTGTCCTGACGCTGGTGGTTGCGCCAGCGCTTTGGGCGTTTAAACAACTTTATGGAGAAGTGAAGCGCATCCAGATATTGCTGAACAAGACCCGCGAGGAATACGCAACTCGTATGGAACTTCGCGATGATATGCGTCAGATAACAGACGCATTGCACAGGCTAGAGGATAAGCTCGATAAAGTTCTGACTAAGTGAGTCCGCTATGATAGACCCCGCCACCATAGCCCTAGCCACCAGCGCCTTTGGGCTTATTAAAAGGGGTTTTGCGGCAGGCAGAGAAATCGAATCAATGGCTAAGGACGTATCCAGATGGATGGGTGCTTGCCACGACATCGAGAAGGCTCACGGCAAGGCTAAGAGCCGTAGGTTCGGCAGGTCTGTTGAGGAAGAGGCGCTGGAGACTTGGGCGGCTCTCAAGAAGGTAAAGCAACAGCGGGAAGAGCTACGGCTCTATATGCTGTCCCTAAATCCGCAGGCTTGGAACGAGCTAGTCCGGCTGGAGGGGCAAATCAGGAAACAGCGCCAGAGAGAAGAAGAAGAACGCCGCAAGCGTCAGGAAGAAATCATCACATGGTCAGCGGTGATAGCTGGCATCTCTGTGTTTATGATTGTCGTGGTTCTGATACTCTCCAGAATATTCCCCTAATTATTTAGCTATTATTTTCATTTTATGGGTTTACATACCTATTTTCTTAGCGTACAGTAATAAATAGGGGGATTATCCCCACAGTCAGAGGAGAAAAAAATGACAATTTCAGTAATCAGAGATGACCGCAATGTTAAGTTTTCTGCTTGGGACGCTTGTGACGTTTGTGAGTTCGTTGCTGGCGATAACAAATATCTCGTTGTTAAAATGCCCAACAAATTTTCAGGATGGAATGTTGAGGTTCAGGTTCAGCGTAAGCGTAAGGATGGCTCACTGGTTTGGGCGCACGTTGATAGCTACCATCACTACCGCCGCTATAACGAAGCACGTTCATTTGTAGAAAAAAGGGTGTGGGCTTAACAGCCCCGCCCAGAAGGGAGATAGATATGAAATTGTCAGATTTTAACCACGTTACGAAAATTGGTTCTGAAGAGATGTTCCACTACAAGAACTCTAAAACAGGCGGTACTCAGTTTTTTAAATATGGTCAGATAAGAGAACTTGGCGAGGTGGCCTTTAGCTTGTGGAAGGCTGAATGTTCCCTTCAAAATTACCACCTCTGCGTGCCAGCGGGAGAGCCAGTACAATCTGAAAAATTGACCGATTTTGAACAGCGTATTTTTTCTATCAGGATGCAGATAGAGGAGCTTCAGCAGGGGCTTGAAATGGTTAAGGATGAGTATGAGCGCTCAATGGCAGGTGATTAATATGAAGCCTATCTGCTGGAAACGATTTGATGTACGCTTTTCTGTGGGGGAGATTGACTCCCTCATAGAACAGCTTAACGAGCAGTTCCAATATGCTGACCATGCGGGGCAACCCATCAGCAGGGAAACGCTCAGAGCCTATGATAAGCTGGTGTGGCGCAGGCAGTATGAGACACGGAGGAAGGCCAAATGATTTTCACCGAGCGCAATATTGTCGGACATGAGGATATTGTCCAGCGCTTCAAGGATGCTGAGGGTGTTCTGAATGATTTGCCGGAGGAGTACGTTATTCAGGATGATTCGTATTTCGCCAATTACGATACAGGCCATGTCGAATGGTCAAAGCTGATTGACGAGGTTCAGGATTACATCCCCGTTGTCGGCACTTTGGTCAGGGCTGAGGACATAGGCAGGGATGAGCCGGACATATTTTACAAGGTTCTCATAAAGGGCAGTGTTACCAGCGGCAGTTCTCTCAGCGGCATACACGACCCAGCTTGCAAGCTGTTGTTCGTCAGGACAAAGTTCAAGCAGACGTATCGGAAAGTCCATCAGATAACCATGAAGGTGGAGCGCAAGTATTATGACCGAGTTAAGAGCATCTGTCAGGGTTATGAAAGGCCACTGACACAGCACAGGCTTTTTCTACTCAGCAATGTATCCGTTATGGAGCATTTTTTTAAGCACAAGAAAACCATGTTTAAGACCAACCGTGTTGGCGCGGCTGAATACTTTGCCCGAAAGCGAAGAAAGGAAGCTATAGAGAAAGCTACCCCAAGATGGTTAACGATGGAACATAGAACGTCTATCAGGGTTGTTTACGCCGAAAGAGACAAACGTATCCTTACTGATGGTAAGGCAAGCTGGCACGTTGACCACATTGTGCCATTGCAGGGCAAGGATGTATGCGGCCTTCATGTGCCGTGGAACTTGCGGGTAATCTCGCAGAGAGATAACCTAAAAAAGTCAAACAAGATGGAGGCATAAATGTGGCTAACAACTTACAAGCACAAAATAAAGCAACGCCCAAAGCGGGGTGATTGGCTGGTGCAGATATTTGACGGGACAAAATTAGTGCAGGTGATGCGCTTCGCTTCTTGCAATGCGGCGCTATCTTTTGTACAAAGGAGAGAGGACTGTCAAAGTTTCACTCCTTTCTGATGTCAGTCCTTTCCTCCCTGACTGCCCCCTGAGCTTCGGCTTGGGGGGTTTTCTTATGACTTGAACTTTCGGCCTCTAAAGAACACTATCAGATTAACGGTGGTGTTCAGCGTAACCATAGCCACCAGCCAGTATTGCAAACACTCCGGCATTACTTGGTCAAGCCCTTCTGCTTTTCGTATGTTCGCAGGCCGCCTAAGCCGAGCATACCCAGAAGCACTGTCATCAATGTGTCCATGTCAAACGCGGGGTATGAAGGCGCTGGGTAGCCCAGATAGGCCGTCACCACATCACAAATAGGAATAGCAAGAAAATGCACAAACAGAGCAAGTCCACAAGTCCATCCAACGAAAGGCCGCCAGCCTGCGATGAATATGTTTTTTGACTTTGCTTCTTCTGCATTTACCGCTATCTGCCCCTTAGCAAGCTCCTGAGCGTGTCTCTCTGCCATAGTGGCTAGGTCATGCGCCAGCTTTGCCTTGGTGTCCTTGTCCTCTACAAACTTATCCAGTATGCCGCTAACGGCTGGTATCAGTGCATGTATCATAGTATCTCCAATATTTCACCGTCTTGAATTTTAACCCTCAACTCCTTGCACGACCACTTCTGGTCAAAGTTACTAGAGTGACCCACATTGCGCTTTATCTTACGCCGCACTGACAGGCACTCTGACAGGGACTGGTACGGTGTGTATTCCAGCCTCTCTTGCCCGATAGTCAGCAACAATACAAATGTCATTTCAATGATTGCCATTGCGAAGTTTCTCTATGTGCTGTTCAAGGTTACTGATTCTCTTTTCGTAAAAATCCAGCGTCAATTTTTGTTGCTGGTCATACGGCGCCCTGCCTTCCTCTATCTCTGTCTGCAACTTCTCTAGCTCTGAGGCTATATGCTCTATCAGCATAAACTGCTCTGAATCAGCAGGCAGGCTACCCATTTCCCCGCGAGGCCACTTGATACGGAACTCGGTGTTCTGTTCTAAGTCTGCCTTCATCATCTGAATGTTGGTCTGTATGCTGTGTATTTGTGCGGTCAATGTGAAGTATGCCCACGTTGCGATACTGACAGCGGCAAGCATTGAGATAATGTTGCGAAGGGGAAGCGCTACCTCTGTGTTCTCGCTAAGTTTGGGCATTTACTTTTCTTTCCCCAGCCAGATAGCAAAGCTACCCGTCAAAGCCCCGATAACCACGCTACAGAAGCCACTGGCTTCGACTGTCCGGCTGGCTATGTCCAAGTCATACATATACCAATCAGCCACCCTGTAGGCCATTACAATCATTGCTAGGAAGGCCAGCCGAGGCATCACCTTCCACTCATCCATTATTGTTGCCATTTACCTGTCTCCATCTGTTTCGATAATTCTGCGCTCCGGCCTTTGACTTGCTTTGCCCATTTGCTATCCAGCATCTGCTTTGCGGCTTCAGGGAAGTCACCCACATCTAGTGCCTGCTTCATCTTCAGGAACTTGTTGAAGTTTGTCTGCCCCATATTGAACAGCATATTAACGATGACGGCCTTCCGAGCATCGTTCAGGCCAGCGTACCAGTCATAGGTCTTGGCGGCTGTCATGTATGTGTCGAGGTCATTCATCAGCAGATATTCTGCTTCATGGTCAGATAAACCGCCGCCTATCTCTGGGCTAATCAGCCTGCCATAGCCAATGGTTTCATATCCGAGGTGGTCTTTGTAAAGGATGTGCTTGCCCTTTTCCTTGACACTACCCTCATGCTTCTTTAATTGCTTTACTAGCTTGTCTACACTGTCATCCATCATATCGCCTCATCAAACTCGCCCTGCATCAGCTTAGACGCAGTAACGCCCAGATTGTACATAGCGTCCGTCATTTCATTATCGCTGGCCTTGCCCCGCGCACTCATAAACACCTCGATAGCATCCCCTGTCTGTGGGCAAAAGCTAACGGTTACTGCCATTCCGGCTCCCACGTTTGTTGTTATGCACGGTCTGCGATTTGGGATTTGTCTCATTAATTATCTCCACTGCTGATGCCCAGCTATCTGATTCTAGGTTGGGTGTTTCAAAGAATGAAATCGGCCTCTGATACTTCTTCAGGTTCACAGAGGTCACAGGCAAATACCATACCACACGTTGCTCAGTGGATACCATAGCAAGGATGTCGAAGTCAGCTATTGTTGGCAGTCTTTTCTTGCCGCCCAGCCCCGTCTGAAAATTGACACGGTGGCGATGTCCATCCCCTTGCCGAGAAGCCTGACAAGCCTTTACCTGCACCCGCATCATCTGGCCTGTATCTGGGTGCCACGCTATCAAGTCAACAGCGTCCTGTTGCGCCATAGCAACACGCCACCCCCGTGCTAGGACAGAGGCGGCGGCTATATATTCTCCAGCTAGGCCGGATGTTGTTTGTGATAAAACTGTGTCTGCTACAAATTTATTGCTCAGGGTCATCATGCTTGATTAGGTCATCCAGATAGAACCGAGCCTTCTTTAAATCTTCTAGCCCGTTTTTGTGGTTAAATCTCCAGATATATTTTAGCACATTGCCCTGAACATAATACTTATAATTCTCACCGAGCGCCGCCTTTATGGCATCTAGGCACTCGATGTTGCCGCTAGTGTAATGCTCTGGGTGATTAACTGGGTCAGTCATCTTGCGCCCTCTTCATTAGCACCGCGTGGTTGCTGTGAGGATAAGACAAGTGGGATACAATAACCCACCCGTTTTTCTGGTATTTTTTTATCTCGCCATGAATGACGTACCTAAGTGTCATGCGCTCAGACACTGCTCAATTTCCTTCAAAATTCGGGTGGTTTTTGTCCTTCCCCGCCCTCTTTTATCCAGCTTCTTTACC